GGAACTCCGAAGGTTATGACATACCTTATACCATCCAACGCACCACGCGTGTGCTCAGCCGAGACGATACCAGGCGTTTCTGCCTGTGGGACCAGTTGCCCAAGCAGCGCACCTTTGAGCGTTTCGGCGCAGAGAATATCACTTTCGATCTCATAGGTCGTGTGCACCTAGACTACATGCAGCTCTATAGGAAATACACCTATGAAGAACGGCACAGTTATAGCCTAGATGCCATCCTGGAATACGAAGAATTGGGTGGCAAGACCCGGTTCGAAGGCACGCTGGATCAGCTCTACAACCAGAACTGGAAGACCTTTATCGAATACAACCGGCAGGACGTGCGAGGATTGGCCGACATCGATCGCAAGCTGAGATTCCTGGATCTGGCCAACACCCTGGCCCATGAGAACACTGTGCTGTTGCCCACCACCATGGGTGCTGTGGCAGTGACAGAACAGGCCATCATCAACGAAGCACACGAGCGTGGCATGGTGGTGCCTGTGAGGAAGGAGCGTCTTACCGACGAGGATACACAGGCCGCAGGGGCCTATGTGGCCTATCCCAAGAAAGGCATGCATGACTGGGTGGGATCTATAGACATCAACAGCCTGTATCCGTCGACCATCCGGGCGCTCAACATGGGGCCCGAGACCATCGTTGGCCAACTGCGACCCACGATGACCGATCGTTATATACAAGACAAACAGAGAGGCGGTGCCAGCTTTGCTGCGGCCTGGGAAGGCCTGTTTGGAACCTTGGAATACACAGCCGTGATGGAACAGCAACGTGGCACAGAGATCACCATAGACTGGCAGGACGGGGCTGAATCTGTGCATTCGGCCGCGGAAGTGTGGCGCATGATCTTTGATAGCAATCAGCCCTGGATGATCTCGGCCAACGGTACCATATTCACTTATGAGACAGAGGCTGTGATCCCGGGTCTCTTAAAACGATGGTACGCTGAACGAAAAGAGATGCAGGCCCGGTTCAAAGAGTGCACCACTCGTGAAGATGAGGAATACTGGGATAAAAGACAGCTGGTCAAGAAGATCAATCTCAACAGCTTGTATGGAGCTATCTTGAATCCTGGTTGTAGATTTTTTGACAAGAGGATCGGCCAGTCAACCACGCTCACGGGTCGGGCTATCGCCCAACATATGGATGCACATGTGAATGAATGCATCACAGGCCGATATGACCATGTGGGAGATGCCATCATCTATGGTGACACTGACAGTTGTTACTTCAGTGCATGGCCTATCCTGCGTGCAGAAGTGGAGTCGGGCCGGATGGAATGGTCGAAAGAAATCTGCATCGCTCTGTATGATTCGATCGCTGATCAGGTAAACCAGAGTTTTCCAGGTTTCATGGAACGTGCGTTCCATGTGCCAAGAGAGATGGGTGAGGTGATACGTGGTGGTCGAGAATTGGTGGGTTCTCGGGGTCTGTTTATCACCAAGAAACGCTATGCCGTAATGATCATCGACAGAGAAGGGCGGCGCATGGATGTGAACGGCAGTGCGGGCAAAGTCAAGGCCATGGGATTGGATCTCAAGAGGTCAGATACCCCTCGCGTTATCCAGGACTTCCTCGGTGAAGTGCTGGATGATGTCTTGACTGGGGTCACTAGAGATGCAGTGGTAGAAAAAATCAGAGAGTTTAAATATAGCTTCGCGGAGCGACCGGGATGGGAAAAAGGCAGTCCCAAACGCATCAATAACCTCACTATGTACCAGAAAAAAGAAGAAAGAGAAGGTCGTGCCAACATGCCCGGGCACGTGAGAGCGGGCATGAACTGGAACACCATGCGCCGCATGAACTCCGACAACTACTCAATGCAGATCGTGGACGGCATGAAGGCCATCGTGTGCAAATTGAAATCAAACGCCCTCGGATGGACTTCTATCGCATATCCTACAGACGAGCTGCATCTTCCACAATGGTTCCGTGAACTACCATTTGATGACGCGGACATGGAGGCCACAGTGGTGGACCAAAAGATTGATAATCTCCTTGGCGTGTTGGATTGGGATCTAGCCTCCAGCACAAACACAGAAAACACCTTCCAGAATCTGTTTGACTTCCAATGAAACTCAGTGATCTAGTGCGCCTGCTCAACAACATAGACCAACAGCCACGACCTGATTCCACATCCATATGCCAGCGTGAATTGGGAGAACTGGTGCGTACGGTCAAAGAGGGGCAACCGCAGTTGCCAGGCTGCATCGCAGATCTAGAGCAGGATTATCTGGCGATCAAACAACTCTTTGATCAGTTCTGCAATCATGTGTCCCATACTCGTGAAGAAATCCAGCAGTTGATTGAGGCCATGCAACCCAGTTATTTCTCCTCCAGTTACCGCCTGCACGACGAAGGCATGGTCAACGACTCAGATCAGCATATCTTCGACAGACAACCCATCTTAAGACCAGAAGTCGAACAGTATCTCACAGCCCGCATGGCCCTGCACAGCCACTGGCATCATGCTGCGTTAGTGATCCGACCTGCTGCAGGAGAATGGTTGCAATGGATGGTAGGTGCCGATCCTTTGTACCTCGCCGACATCCGTTCCAGCCTCCTAGAACCCGCCATAAGTCAGTTTACTCCTGAATACCAGCGCAGACTCCGGTCCTATGTACTGCGAGAGAATGATACCGAAGGTAGGGTGCTGAGAGATATTCCAGACGGACAGTTTGGATTTTGTGTGGCAGTAAACTTCTTCCATTACAAACCTTTTGAGATCATACGACTCTATCTTGCCGAGATTTATCGCAAGCTCAAGCCAGGGGGTGTGCTGGCTTTTACCTTCAATGATTGCGACCTCTGGGGCGGAGTAGAGCTAGCCGAAAGATCATTCATGTGCTACACACCTGGCAGCATGCTGCGTACCCTTTGTGAAAGCCTGGGCTTTGAAATCACCCAACATTATCTCATTGATCATGCCAATACATGGTTAGAGATGCGCAAACCCGGGATTCTTGCCAGCTTACGCGGAGGACAGAGCCTGGCCAAAATTGTCGCGAATCACTGAAAAGATCTATATAGTAGTATCAACCAACGGAGAAACCCATGAGAGACCATTTGCTTGACCTAGTAGAACACACACACGATCTTGGCTGTATCGATCTCGTCAAGATCACTGGCACGGCCAAAGAAACCGTGATTGATGGCATTGCCGAAGACCGTTCGGTGGTAGTGCAGGGCCGATTCCTCACACCAGTGGCCGATTTCGTTGGCACGTTTGGCATGCCTAATCTGGTCAAACTCAAGATCCTGCTGAACCTGGCAGAATATCGAGAGTCAGCAGAAATCACTGTGAAACGCCAGGATCGTAACGGTGAACCAGCGCCGGTAGGCTTGCACTTCAAGAATGCAGCGGGAGACTTCAAGAACGACTACAGATTCATGACCTCTGAGATCGTGGCAGAAAAACTCAAAACCGCCAAGTTTCGTGGTGCCAACTGGAACATAGAGTTTGAGCCCACAGTGGCTGGTATCCAACGTCTCAAGATGCAGGCGCAGGCCAACGCAGAAGAATCCACATTCCAGACCAAGACTGACGCCGGGGATCTCAAGTTTGTGTTTGGAGACCATTCAACACACGCCGGCGAGTTTGTGTTCCATCCTGGGGTCACCGGTGAACTCAAACGATCCTGGGCCTGGCCGGTAAAGCAGGTCATAGCTATCATGGATCTCACGGGAGACAAGACCATACGCATATCAGATGATGGCGCTGCCCAGATCACGGTGAATTCGGGCATCGCCGAATACAACTACATCTTGCCTGCACAGGCCAAATGATAGCGTTTGTTATCCTATGAGCTTGATGCCAACGTTGCAGCAGTTTGATCACGGAGGTTATTGGCATCCAGCCACTGACTGGCTGATGTTCTATTGCCTTATTCCAAAAAATGCCAGCAGTTGGACGAGCCAGGTCCTGTCACATAACGGATGGATGCGTGGCAAGATTGATCAGTGTCCCAAACAATCCATAGACGAACTGATAGTGATATTGAGAGATCCTGTAGATAGATGGGTAGCGGGGATAGCTCAGTATCTATCTAGTTATGTGTTCAACAGTCATTGGTTTGACAGATCTAAATACAATCAAGGCTACCAAGGAAATTACATCGTAGGTAAGCCCAATTTCATGTCACCAGTCATGACTGGTAATCAGTTCATAGCCGCATACAACGATGTCACTGAACGTTTGCTTTTTGAACAGATCGCTTTTGATGATCATACACAAGAGCAGAGCTGGTTTGTTGACCATTTTGAGTGTGAGAATCGCACCTACTTTTATGTCGATGAATCTTTACAAAGTAATTTCATAGAAAAATTTAAATCTATACCGTTGAATGTGCCTGACCATTGTGCTCGTAACCGTGGTGCAGATAATGAAAATCACCGGGTGATCTGTGATTTTTTACATGAGCGTATAAGATCCCGGCCATATCTTAGAAACGCCTTAGAACGTTATTACCGAAGAGATTTCGATATGATAGAATCAGCAGATTTTCAACAGTTTAACATCGATACTTTATAATATGATCACTGATCAACATGATCTTACAGCACATCAACAGGACTATGCCATATTCCTTCCGGCTATTTCTAGCTTCTATGCATCTTACATAGGGCGGCAGAGACACACCACATATGTGGCACAAAACCGTATGCCTACAAGCATACCCAATATGGAACAGATGAACTGGCTAAATCCACAACAAGGTCTGTTCTCTTATCGTTGGAGCCTGTATTCAGCTGGACACGCCAACTTGGATCTCACGAAATCTGACCCAAAAGAAGATATGGTAAGGAACCGAGATGCTTCGACCATCATGTTGGCAGACTCCGGTGGATTCCAGATCGCCAAAGGTGTATGGCCCGGACGCTGGGCAGATTTCACAGACAAAAAGGCTGAAGCACAAAGAGAAAAAGTTCTCAAATGGCAGATGGGCATAGCCACATACGGTATGACTATGGACATACCTACCTGGACTTTCCGCGATCCGGTGGCAGCACAGGCCTGTGGTATCTTCAGTTACGATGATGCCGTGAATGCCACCCGATACAACAACGAATTCTGGATCGCCAATCGCTATGGCGAAACCCGGATACTCAATGTGCTGCAGGGCGGCAATCATGGCGAAGCGGACCATTGGTACGATCTCATGAAGGCATATTCGGATCCTGGCCGATATCCCGACCGCCATTTCAATGGCTGGGGCATGGGAGGCCAGAACATGTGCGATGTGCATCTGGTGCTGCGACGCCTGGTGCATCTCATACACGATGGTCTGCTGGAGCCAGGCGTGCATGATTGGATGCACTTCCTGGGCACGAGCCGGCTGGAATGGGCAGTGCTGCTCACAGACATACAACGGGCCGTGAGGCAGTATGCCAATCCCAGATTCACTGTGTCATTCGATTGCGCATCGCCATTCCTGGCCACGGCCAACGGCCAGATCTACCACTCGATCCTGACCGAAAACAGATCTAAATGGAGTTACCAAATGAGTTCAACAGCGGATGATAAAAAGTATGCCACAGACAATCGGTCATTCCGAGATGCGGTAATCCAAGATGGTATCCATAGTCAGTTTGAGGATTCACCTATTTCTGCGAGACTGAAGATCAAAGATGTGTGTGTTTACCGACCCGGTGACAAGAACAAGATCGGCAAGGAAGGTGCTACTTCTTGGGATTCGTTTAGTTATGCTCTCATGATGGGACACAATGTATGGATGCACATCGAGGCGGTGCAGAGGGCCAATCGACAGTACGATCAGGGCATCTCACCCGAAATGATGGTGCACCCTAACGATCCAGATTTTGATGTGCGTCGCATCATGGATCGGGTGTTTGCGGCCAAAGATCGCTCGAAATCATTGGCTATCATCGATGATCATGCTAAAGTATGGGAAAGGGTAGTGGGCACACGGGGTTTTACCGGACGACGGGCCGTGAACGCGCACAGCCAATTCAACAGCCTTTTTGATATGGACGAAGAGATCGAAGTGGACGAAGAGTTTGACCAAAGCAAATTGGACCAACTGGAGGAGATAGATGAATAGAACAGGACACGCCGACGCAGAATTTTTCTGGGGGCATGAAGTAGAACATACACCGGCCTTGCTCAAGCACACCCTGTTCGTGATTGGCTATCACCCGCAGGCGGAGATCGATCGGCAACTGGACACACCAAGGCCCGTGGAACACATCTTCTTTGGTGCCAATGACAGTTATCGACCCACCACCTCTGCCGATCATACCGCATGGGAGTCTGTGATCTCTACTTACCTGGATCGCGGATTCTGGTGCAGCCTGGACATACCTTTTGAATATGTGGAGGAGTTCAACGACGGCGGCCTTTGTGATCGAGACCGGTTCATCCCCATCATCAAGGTGCCTATCCCCTACATCAAACTCTGGAACTACAACACCTGCGTCAAGATCGATGACCGAGACTTTGCTGCCACCAATCCCGGTGTGTGGGTGCATGAACTGCGAGACCTCATGGGGCGTGACCGTTTCACTGGTTGGAGCGACTACAGCGAGGATGAGGTCATCCCGGCGACATCCAAAGTAGACCGAGAAGAGGTCCTGGACAGCCAGTATCCGGATGGTGATGACTACTGGAGAGCCACATGAAAGCATGGATAGCCGCCGCCATCATATGCGGCATCACTGCACTTATCACAGCAGGCCTATGGTCTGTGAGGGACCAACATCTCGCATGGCATTTTTGGTTTTGCCAGTATTACGATTCTGAATGTCATTGAAAGGATAATCATGTACGGACTATACAAATTTTTACGATTGATGTTTAGGACCTTTTATCAACTATTGGATCCCAACTTCAATGGTATGAGAAATGCTCCCATGCAGATCAAATACATCGCCAGCATCATGCTGGCCTGTTTTTGGGCCCTGGCGTTTTCCTTGTATGCGGGCGAGATATGGTATCTGGGATACAATGTGTTTGGACACATGGCCATCGTCAGCATGGCATTCGTGACCTGGTTGGTGATCAAGACTGTGCAGAAACAATATCCAGATCGCCCACGGTTAGAACAACTGCGACAACCGGATCGTGCTCAGCGTGACTACGAAATGCCAGAGCAAGAACGCCTAGCGTTAATGACAAGAAGTCGAGAATGAATAAAATAGTCACGGTCTATGAAAGATTCCATGCCCGAGATCCCGAACCAAACCATCCTCCTCGTGAAAAGATCTACGACAACGCATTCAAGAGCCTGGTGGGGGTGACTCTGAGCGCCCAGACCCGAGATGAAAGGACCGCAGAAGCCTGCCGCAATCTGTTCGCCAAGGCGGAAACTCCAGAAGAGATCCTTGTACTAGATATTGATGAACTCAAAAGACTGATACGCCCGGCCGGCATGTACAACAACAAGGCTCGGAATCTCCGGCTGATGAGTGAACAACTGCTAGAAAGGCATGGCGGCATCGTCCCCAACGATCGCGAACAGTTGATGCAGTTGGCAGGCGTAGGACGCAAGAGCACGGACATAATGATGCGTTTCGTGTTCAACGAACCTGCCATCGCCGTAGACACCCATGTGCATCGCATCGCCAACAGGCTGGGTATCTCGAACACCCGGGCAGAACACAAGACCGCGGAGATACTGGAAAGGGATACACCGGACCAATATCGCTGGGGTGCGCACGAATGGTTGATCGGCCATGGAAAATACACCTGCCGGGCTCGCAATCCTCTGTGCGATCAGTGTATGCTAGTGGACATATGCGATTATCACAATCAAAAGGTGCAGCAATGAAATGGTTTGATCAGTGGTTCTTCAAGAAGTGGTGCTGGGCCTGGGCAAACAAAGACAATCCAGACGAGTTCAGAAACCAGATCCAGGCCAAAGCCTCTACTGGCCTGAGCATCCTGGCCCCGGATGAAGCCTGGGAGGACGGTCTCCGCATCACTATAAAGAAAATGATCGGCGGATCGGTCGTGAGTTTCCGTGTATATGACAAACGCACCGATCGTACCGACACCCGCAACTATATCATCACTGACGAACAGGATTTCAACGCAGAACTGGGCAAGATCATAACCATGGAATCGATGAGGCAATCATGAATCAAGACGAAAGAGCACAAGCAGACCGCATCGTGGCAGCGGCAGATAGAAAGATCTGGGTCACGTTCAGGCTAGAAGGCATCCATAAATATCCTGCGGCTTTGACAGATCCCGCACTTGCTACCGGAGATGAATATGATGTTTCGTTCCTTGGTTATCCTCATCGCCACATTTTCCATTTCCGGGTGTGGATCGATGTGTTCCACAACGACCGCGACATCGAGTTCATCCAGTTCAAGCGCTGGCTTGTGTCGCTGTACACCAAGGCCCGAAGCTCCGATGGCCTGCGTGATCGGTCCGTTTCCGATAATCAAGATAGAACTGGACTGGCATCGGCCCCTACGCTCCAACTAGACTTCAAAAGTTGCGAGATGATCGCGGACGACCTATATATACAGATAGCAGATCGTTATCCTGATCGCACCGTGTGGATCGAAGTGTCAGAAGACGGTGAGAATGGATGTGTGATCCACTACGAAACCCATCAACCACAACGCATCTCAGTATAAGGAGACACACATGGCCAAGCCAGCCATCCGGCACAATCCTCGAGTAACTGCTGTATTCGAGGACCTGGAGCAGTTCCTACGATTCTGTCAGGACTTTGGTTACAAATTCAACGAAGGCGATCTCTACAATTGGAAGAGCTATGCCTATCAGCAGTTCAACAAACACTTACAAGGCAAATTCGCCAAGGACATGTGGGCCATAGACAGCCGTAGGAGCCGCTGATGCGCCGACTTTTCTATATGGGGTTGGAGTCGTATGAAGCACGCTACACTCTCCAACTCACAGAATGGAACCGCCGTGTGTTTGAGCGCCGAGGGCTTGATGTTGTGTATGTGCCTGGCAACACAATCGACAACACACAATCGATCTCAGTGGGTCAGGTGCTAGACGCACACGGCCGTAGTTATTTTTCCATGAGCCAGATGATGAATCTGGTGCAGATGATGCGTAACGGCGATGTCACAGCCGAAGATGTGATCTACTTCGAGGACATGTTCCAGCCCGGCATCGAGAGCCTTCCTTATATCATCAATCAAGTGCCTGCCGATCTCCGGCCCAGGATATTCGTGCGCTGCCTCGCGCAGGCCATCGATCCCGATGATTTCGTTCATGTGTGGGACATGGCCGGATGGATGAGTACCTATGAGCGCATGGTGAACCAGATACCTGGGCTCACAGTGCTGGCCACCAACGAAGAGATGGTGGCGCACATGCGTATCGCGGGCTGGACCGCTCCTATCTACAACATCTCTGGTCTGGCATTTGGCAAGGGGGAGGTGCTAGAGCGCATCGGCGGGGCTGATTGGATCAGACCGTTTGGTGATCGCACCCGGCGCGTGGCCTTTGCAGCCAGATTCGACCAAGAAAAGCAGCCCGACTTCTACATGGATCTGATCGAGCGGTATCGATCCCAAGGTCGCCACCGAGACATCGAGTTCGCTGTGTTCTCTGGAGCGCTGTTACGGAGCAACAACCCCCAGTATCTCGATCGCGCCAGGGTCATGCAGGCTGCAGGAAAACTCACCATCTATGAGGACTTGAAGAAAAATGATTACTACTCTCTGCTCAATGATACTCGCGTGCTCTTTAATTGCGCCCTCCAAGATTGGGTTTCCAACACAGTGTCGGAAGCAGACGCTCTTGGGTGCAATGTTTTATATCCTGCTTATAGGTCTTTCCCTGAAACTTTTGCCAATGACCCTGACAGGCTCTATGTTCCTTGGTCAATAGATGACGCCTTCGTCAAACTGGAATACCTGCTGGATGATGCCCATCCTCGCCAGGGACGGATCTCGGACTGGAACGATGGCACCATAGATCGCATCGTGGACATCATCACCGGACGCGGGGGTGAATGGAGTCGTGAAGGTCCACGCTATCGCGATCATGTGGCAGGAGCCAAGTACTGATGACCAAACCTCGAACTGTGATAGTCACGGGTGCCGCCGGTTACATCGGTGGTGAGACCATGCTGGTATTACGAGATCAGGACATTCCGATCATCGGAGTGGACATGAAGGCCCTGCCCAAGCACTTGAGATCGGTGCCCAATCGATTCTATCAAGAGGATTTCAGCAGCAGTTCCAGCCTAGAACTGATCCGGGAGCACAAACCCGCGGCCGTGATCCATTGTGCTGGTACCAGTTTGGTGGGTCCATCGGTTACCGATCCAGAGCTGTATTATCGCAACAACTTCGTCAAGACCAAGATCCTTCTGGACTATGTGGTCAAGGCTGTGCCTCGCACCCGGGTGATTTTTTCAAGTTCGGCTGCTGTGTACGGTGAACCAGTGATCACACCTTGCCAAGAGTCTGATCCACCTTTGCCTGTCAGTCCTTACGGCGAGAGCAAGCTCATGATAGAACACATGCTGGCCGCCTATCACCGGGCCTATGGTCTGGACTATGTAGCGTTCCGTTATTTCAATGCCTGCGGTGCAGACAGCCAGAACAGGCACGGACAAGGTCCTGCGGCCACCCATATCATCGCCCGTGTGCTGGAAAGCCTGAGAGACAGCACAGATTTCACACTGCACGGTACGGATTATGCCACAGCAGATGGCACCTGCGTGAGAGACTATGTGCATGTGGAAGATATTGCACTGGCACATCATATGGCTATCTATGATGTGGTGCCCAGTGGAGTGTACAATCTTGGCACATCAGTAGGGGCATCCAATCGCGAGATAATCACCACGGCAGAATCCGTTACCGGCCGCGAACTGCGATGTGCAGCCGGCATCAGGCGGGCAGGTGATCCGGCTGTGCTCACAGCCAACAGCGAACGATTCAATCTCATCACAGGATGGGTGCCTCGTTTCAATCTCCGCGAGATCATCCAGCATGCCTGGCAATGGTATGTTCGATAAGATCGCAAAATTTGAATCTGCTCTATCTGTTTATACCGGCGCACCCTATGTAGTAATGACCGATTGCTGTACCCATGCGATAGAACTGTGCCTCCGATACGAACAGCCCGCCAATCTTGCTTTCACGGCTTTTACCTATCTTTCAGTGCCCATGACCATGCACAAATTGGGTATCGAATATCGTCTGGTGCCAGAGGATTGGACCGGCGAATATCGGTTCCATGGCAGCCGGATCTGGGATTCCGCTCGCAGATTAGAACGAGATATGTATCGCACGGGCATGATGCAATGTGTTAGTTTTGGCCACGGAAAGCCTTTACAGATAGGTCGTGGGGGTGCTATACTGCTTGATGATGCCGAGGCCTATGGTGTGATGTTGCAGCAAAGATACGATGGAAGAAATCTCGCCATCACGCCCTGGCAACAGCAACAGGTTTTTCGAGTAGGCTATCACTATCGGCCTACCCCAGAAGAAGCTGAACGGGGACTAGAATTGTTGTCCACTGTAGATGAAACACCTAAATACCACCCTTATCCGGATCTAAGGGAGATCCGGATTATAGCATGACGGCGATCCACCGCCCTAACTCGGAGAACATCAATGATCACAAAATTTAACGAACACGCACAACCAAAAGACGACCACAAAGGAACCTATCTCAGCGATGCCATACGTGCTAATATGAAGTCACAAGGCAAGAGATTCTGGGCCGGAGACAACATCTCGGACTATGTGTACCCGGAGGCGAAGAAGGTCTTGATCGATGAAGCCACGGAAGCATTTGAACTGGTGCTCGATCGGCTCCTGATCGATCGCGAGACCGATCCCAACAGCCAAGGCACAGCACGCCGATTGGCCAAGATGTACTTTAACGAGATAATGGGAGGTAGATATGATCCAGCGCCCGATTGCACAGCGTTTCCTAATCACAGCGAGGACCGCTATGAGGGCATGCTTGTGGTTCGCAGTGAAATTCGTAGTATGTGTTCTCATCATCACCAACCCGTTGTTGGCGTTGCTTATATTGGCATTCTGGCTGCAGAAAAGCTCATAGGCCTCAGCAAGTACACACGCATCGCACAATGGTGCAGCCGGCGTGGGACCTTGCAGGAAGAACTCTGCAACGACATCGCGCGCGAGATCATGAAGGTCACAGGTAGCGAAGATGTGGGTGTGTATATCCAGGCGCAACATGGATGCTGTGAAAATCGCGGCATCATGGCCCATTCTAGCCTCACCCAGACCACAGTGTTGCGGGGTGCGTTCCTGGCGGATCCGGGTGTGAAAAAAGAATTCATGGACAATATCAAATTGCAACAGGATTTCGCACCCCGATAGTCCTGGTTGACCAGAAATTCCAGATCAAGTAAACTAGTATCATCTCAATGATCTAGGAGCGATCATGCAATTCCATAGAACCGGTTTGGCTATCGCAGTGGCACTGAGCATCACAGGCTGTGGCGGTGGCGGTGGAGGGCCGTCTGCCACATTGGGTTCGGTAGTGAGACCTGATGTGCCATACCATGCACCGGTACGCGTCAACTCCTTCCAACCGCATCATCAGCCATCCCAGTATCGTACTCCGCTGACAGAGATATACACACGTGACCTCAATGGCAACGGCAGCGACGAAGTGTTATGGTCGAATGTGGCCTTTGATTATACCGGACAGAACTGGGTCAACAGCCAGGTGCAGGTATTTGGCTTCAACACTGGTCGATTCGCCAATGAGACAGCGTCGTGGTTTGCCTCTGGGGACAATGTGTACACAGGAGGCTTCCGAATCAACTTCGGTGATTTCAATGGATCCGGATTCGATGATGTGTTCCTGGCCACTTTCACGGACACACCCAACCACAACGGTCCCAGCGTGATGCTAGAAAATACGGTCGCTACAGTTGGTGGGGTGAGCCAGTTCCGGCGCACCACCATAGATTTTGGCGCTGTTCTACACAGCCATGATAGTGTAGTAGCAGATTTCAACGGTGATGGGATCAAAGATATCCTCAAGACCGGATCGGCATTGTTATTGGGATCAAGCACCGGTAATTTCACTGTATACCGTTCTCCGGCCTGTTGCGTGCTTGGCAGCGCGGTCGGCGCAGGACTCAGCGCCGCTGATTACATGTCGGACGGTACTGTGACAGTGGTCATGACTGACGGGCCCGGACAAGGTGGTTCCAATTCAGATACCATCCTTTTCCGACCTCGCATCGCCAATGGCGAACTGTTCATGGAACAGATAGCGGTGTTGCCCACAGACAGGTTTTTCCTGCCAAAGTGGGATGGCATCGTGGACAGGACAGCACAGAGTCCACATGCTGTTCGCAACATAGCAATGGATTTTAACTCTGACGGACGACCAGATGTGGTGGTGTTTTCCACTATGCCGAAAAACGGCAACGTACATGGTTGGACCGAAGTGCAGTTCCTTAGGAATGACGGTGGCGGTTCATTTACAGATGTCACCGATTCAGTGTTGGCCAAATTCGAACATGGCAAAACGGTGACCTACAATCCCGCGCTGATAGACGTCAACAACGATGGCCTGCTGGACATCTTCATGAGCACCACCGATTATACTGGACAATCTAGCACCTCGGTGTTGCTGGCCACCCGAGAAGGGAAGTTTGTAGAATCTTATGTGCAGGTGTTTGATAATTTCGCCCAGCAGATTAAAAGCATGACAGCGGGTGCAGGTAATAATCAACCCATCGCCATAGTGGCTGGACCTGACAACACCAGATACCTGGTAAGTGGAGTGGAATACGAGCGAGATGGTGAAGCTCGTATAGCAGTGTATGCCAGCCTGATAGGACGCATGGGCACTGCAACAGCGCCGGCCACGATATCGTCCCTGCAGCAGGTCTGGCCCTGGTTAAGTTCTGCGGAAGCCAACGAGGTATTGGCGCGGACCGCCAGTGGCTTCATCGAAGGTGTACCAGTGATCGATCTTGAACGCGTATGGTCACCCGTGGGTGACTTGGCCTTATCCATCAACGGTCGACGGCAATCATTGCTAGGACATATCTCGGTGCCTGGATTTGACCGAAAAGATTTACAAAGCATCACCGCAACGGATGATCTAAACCGAGATTTCCGGGTAGATCTTTCTGTGATGCGCCAACCAGCCCAGAGTCTCACAGCGAATCATATATTGAGCACAACCGATCCCCAGCAGAACTGGAGCAGCCGCATGGTGGGCGATGCCACTGTGCAGAACCTGGGATTCAGTGTGACCGGACGCACCTCAGATCGATTCGCTAGCTCGGTGAGCACACGCAGGATGGGCATCACGCAAGATTGGGACATCAATCTGGGCGTAGCACGCATGCCAGGCAGTCCCTGGATGAGTTTTTCAGGAGTGTTTGGCGCTATCCAAGACAGCGTGATGGTGGATACCACCCTAGGACGGCATTGGTCAAACGGTGCTTTCGTGCAAGGTAGCGTGATGCAGACCACCACGCGTTTCCAGACCGGATTGATTGATCGCATCACCCCTTTGTGGAGTGTGAGTACCATGGCAGGATGGCAAGACCGAGATTGGAGCTTGTACGGTGGCATCCAACCTACCATCATATCTGGTTCTCTAAGCATGAACTTGCCCACAGGAGTTGACCAACAGGGACAAGTACAGTACACTAGATACAGCACTGCGATCAGGAACAAACCAGTGGCATTTGCCGGGTTCCAGCGGCGCTGGCGCTATCAAGATCAGTCATGGAGTCTTTCTGGAGCAATGAATGATCTTGGCAGTTATTGCATGCAGTTGAACTATCGCAAGGATTTTTGATGCCAGAACCGGCTCCCCAGTATCTCACACATTACAGCCTCAAAGAGGCCTTGATAGATGGTGTGGCACCCTGGCAGGACATGCACATGGATCTAGGCGATGTCAAGGTTTACCAAGATCGTTATCCTGTGACCCCGGGTCATCTGCTGTTCGTGCCTGAACGAGATGCTCCCGGCAACATCGCAGAAGCTTTCCGCATGGCCTATCTCATGGGCGAGGCCATGATCCGGCGCGGTGAATGTGCGGGATTCAATGTAGGCATGAATCGCAACGCGGAAGCTGGCCAGACTGTTCGGTATCCGCATGTGCACCTTATTCCTCGTCGCACGGGAGATTCGGAGGATCCCGTAGGTGGTGTGCGTGGCGTGATACCAGGACAGGCGAACTACAAGAAAACTGGCTATAAAAACCCTACAGATAAATAATGTTTCCAGCGGCCTTTCCGACGCTCATCCCGCTCTATAAATTCTGCGTGTCTTGCTACTACAGGAGACAATGATGGCAACTTATGTTTCAACAAAAACTTATGGCAATGATCGAGGTCTTTCGTGTTGTTTCCGTCAATGGCGTAGCACCCACAGCCATTGCAGCCTGCTACATGGCTACTCGATCGGTATCCGTTTGATGTTCGAATCAAACACCCTCGATGACCGAAACTGGGTGATGGATTTTGGTGGACTGAAGGCTTTCAAGGACTGGGCCGAACACATGTTTGATCACACCCTCGTGATAGCCAAAGATGATCCTCATCTCGATTTGTTTTTAAAAATGGCCGAGCTGGGGCTCCAGGATCAAGGCGGTGTGTGTGATATAAGGCTAGTAGAAGCGGTAGGCTGCGAAAAGTTCGCGGAACTGGCCTATCATGTGATGGCGGATATACTGAAAACTTTCCAGGCCGACGAGACCTGGCATTTCATACATGGAGATCAGATCCTGGAATACGCACCACGATATCCAGTGGGGCAAGGGGTGCGGCTACGGTCGGCAGAAGTGTTTGAGCACGAAGGCAACTCCGCGATCTATGAAGGTTGATATATCGATCCTGTTGCCCACCCGAGGCAGGACCACGGCACTGCAGACCAGTATCCAGAGCGTCATGGAACAAGCCCGTGATCCCACCAGCATAGAAATCCTCTTGGCTTTTGACCACGACGATGCCGCATCGTTCCAATGGTTCCAAGATCATGTGGCCGGCATGATCGATGAGGCAGGATCACAATACACCTGTTTTGGTTTTGAACGACTGGGCTATATCAGGCTCAATGAGTACATCAATCATCTGGCCGGTCACAGCCAAGGTCAGTGGTTGTTTTTCTGGGGCGATGACGCTATCATGGAGAGCGCGGACTGGGATCAGCGCATCCGTGAAGTCAAAGCCTTCCGGGTGCTGAGGATACCCACACACAAGCAGCATCCCTATGCCATATTCCCAATAGTGCCCAGGGCCTGGTACGATCTGTTTGGTTATGTGTCGGCACATCAGCTCACTGACTCTTGGGTGAGCCAGATAGCCTACTTGCTGGACATCATGCACAACATTGACGTCACAGTAACACACGACCGATTCGATCTTACCGGCAACAACGGAGACGACACCTGGAAGAACCGTCCCATGCTGGAGGGCCGTCCCGAAGATCCCAGAGATTTCAATCACATGAACTGGCGCAATCGGCGCATGACGGACGCGGCCCGGATCTGCGACCTGCTGGAACAACAGGGTCATGATATGCCTTGGTTCCGTGGTGTGGTCGCTGGCATCCAGGACCCCTGGGCCAAGATGACCAGCGCAGAGTATGATCCCAATCGCCAGCTCACAGTGTTCAAATGACTGAGCTGATCGAGACAGTGAAACAATACTGGGATCGGCAGCCCTGCAATGTGAGGCACAGCGATCACTCTTTGGGATCAAGAGAATACTTTGATCAGGTTGAGTTGAGAAAGTTCCAGGCCGAGCCCCACATCTTGAACTTCAGTGAGTTCAGCCGCTGGCGCGGAATGAGCGTGCTGGAGATAGGTTGCGGCATTGGCACGGCCGCGGTAAACTTTGCCCGATTTGGCGCGAAGTATACGGGAGTAGAGCTCAGTGGTGAGAGCCTCGCTCTCACACAGCAGAGATTTGATGTGTATGGATTGCAAGGTCATTTCTATCAAGGCAATGCCGAAGAGCTTTCCGACTTTTTACCAAAAAACCAATATGACATGATCTACTCTTGGGGAGTGATACATCACACCCCCGATCCCGGCCGAGTTATTGCACAGGTGTGTGATTATCTGCGGCCAGGCGGCACCTTGAAGATCATGGTGTATGCCCGCGACAGCTGGAAAAACTACATGATCGAGGCTGGACTGGATCAACCCGAAGCCCAATGGGGCTGTCCTGTGGTACATACCTACACCCGAGAAGCATTGGTGGATCTCATAGGCTCTGGCTTTGACATAGCAACCATAGAGCAAGATCACATCTTTCCCTACGAGATCGAAGCCTACAAACGCAAAGAATATGTGTTGCAGCCTTGGTTCCAGCACATGCCCAAACAGATGTTCTCTGTACTGGAACGGCATCTGGGTTGGCATCTCATGGCCACGGCACACCGCAGAGGAGCATAGATGAACATAGGTGTGATAGGAGTTGGTAGGTTAGGGATCTGTTTCGCCCTGCTGTTGGATCGAGCTGGGCACAAGGTCATGGGCTCGGACATACGCAGCAATTACGTCGCTGGCCTGCAACGCCGAGAGATACACACAGCCGAGCCGGGTGTGGCTGCCATGCTCAAAGATTGTGATATCACGTTCACCACAGACACCAGATCGGTCATTGCCAGCAGCGACATCATCTATGTGATGGTGGCCACTCCCAGCTTGCCGGACGGTAGCTATGACATATCAGCGGTGCAACGAGTGGCGGATGACATTGGTGAGTGCGACTTTGATCTGGTCCACAAGTTCCTGGTAATAGGATGTACCACAAATCCCGGTGATTGTCAACGCATGCAGGATCGTCTGCGAGATCGTGGCATCAGGGTCCTTTACAATCCAGAATTCATAGCCCAAGGTTCTATCATCCGAGATCTTGAGCAGGCCGACATGGTATTGATTGGCGCCGAGGAGGCTACTGATGTAGGATGTTATCGCCTGCTTTACAATGACATACAGACTGTCACACCCAACGTGCATGCCATGAGCCTCACAGCAGCCGAGATTGTGAAAATTGCTGTGAACTGTTATCTCACTACCAAGATCTCCTATGCCAACATGGTGGGTGAAGTGCTGATCCGCAGCGGTCTTGACCGTGATGTGGAACCGGCCTTGTCGGCTATCGGTACAGACACCAGGGTGGGCGCGCATTATATGCGGTATGGCTTTGGTTATGGTGGTCCTTGTCTGCCTCGGGATAATCGAGCGTTCGCTCATTACGCTGCAAGCGTGGGATCTAATTTTGCCCTAGGCCAGATCGTGGATCAGTTCAATCAAGATCATACCAGGTTTTTGGCAGAGCAGTCGATCCGAGCCAACCATCAGGGTCTGCCCTTCTATATGCCCAGTATCACCTACAAGCCCGGTACTGACATCTTGGAGGAAAGCCAGCAGCTGAAATTTTGTGAATATTTGCTGGCGATGGGCTATCGGGTTTTCATCCAACCATCAGATATGTTAGACGGCAATTTTTGTCGCGAGTTAGAAATGCAATACCAGCCTTTTTTAGAATTCAAATCCAAACAAGACATAACCGAAGCAGTTTGGGAGGTAGAAATATAGATGGACGTGACCAAACGAATTCTTGAATTCGCATCAACATATACGGGCGCTACCCATAGCCAGCTTGGCCAAGACATCATGGTAATGGCGCTGACTGGCCACAAACATGGGGGATATTTCGTTGAATTTGGTGTGATGTATGGAGTGCAATACAGCAATACCGCGGTTTTAGAGCAGGAACTAGGCTGGCGAGGCATAGTATGCGAACCCGGCCGCGTCTTCCATGCGGCATTGTTGCAGAACCGAACCTGTTCGATCGACCTACGGGCAGTGCATGAGGTCAGCGGTCAGCATCTGGAGTTCAAAGAGACCTTGACCGAGCTGGGTCTCAGTGGGCTTACTGAATTCTTTGACAGCAATGAGATGCACACAGCACGACGCCAGGCCAGCACAGGTGCCACTTACCTTGTGCAAACAGTGAGCCTCAATGACCTGCTAGATCAGCATCAGGCGCCAGATCGTTTAGATTACATGAGCATGGACACCGAAGGCTCCGAACATGCCATACTAGGGGCTTTTGATTTTGATCGGCATCGGGCGGCCATCTTCAGCATAGAACATAACTATCTCGAACCCCGGCGGCAGCAAATCAAAAACATCATGCTGGCCAACGGATATCACCATATCGTGCCTGAACTCAGTGGACACGATGATTGGTTCATAGATCCGAGTCTGTTGTGAAAAAATATCTGTACTTCAATTATTATCGAGACAACCATGGTGGGAGGCGCGAGGAGTATGCACTGTGCATGAAAAAAAACTTCGCACACACATGGATTGATGGATACAAAATTTTTCTCGAACACGCCGATCATGCCGAGGATCTGCCATCAGATCCCAGGATCGAGACCATGTTGCTGAACCGGCGCATGGAGTTCCGCGATGTGATCGATCATGCCAATCAACACATCGAGGCCAACAGCGTGATCATCATTATCAATCTGGACACATATCTACAAGGTCTATATTGGCCCAACATAGACCGAGATTTTTTCGCACGGGGCCATCCTCACAAGGCCATGGTATGCACCAGGTTCAATCTCAGGGCCGACGGCACGGAAGACCAGCCGTTGTTTGGCATTGAGGCGATGAATTGGCTCAAAGGCGATTTCTGCGACGCCTATGTGCTGCAGACTCCGTTCAATCCGGATTTCGTGCACGAAGATCTCGCATTCTGCGTGGGGCACGCGGCCCAGTGCGATAACCTCATGATGAGCTTGATGCGGCGACACTATCATACCTATTCATGGGGATCACGCTATCAGATCGTTCATGTGGACATCTGCCGGGCTTTAGATTATAAAGGCAAACTCGATACCCACAAAGAAACTGCCGATGATCGGGCCAAAGTACGGAAGTCCGAGCACATCAACATACCTACTCAGCAACCATGGCAGCAGTTGCTAGACAGCGGAGAAGCGCCCATGTGCACCTGGGCTTGGTTTGATTTTTCAAGGACTTGATAGAATGAGCCAGTTTGATTGTTTTTTAGCACCCAACGCGCAGGCGATCAATCTGGCCCGGCAGGAGCATCTTGATTCATTGGGTCTTGATATCGGGCCCGGACGGCGTGTGCTGGAAGTAGGTGCGGGCATAGGATTGCACACAGGTTTTTTCCTGGACCGAGGCTGCGATGTGATCTCTAGCGATGGCCGGGCCGACAACGTGGTAGAGATCCGCAGGCGATGGCCCGGAGTGCCGGTGCAACAGATCGATCTCGAGCAAGAAGCCGATCTTGCGAGGCTGGGCTCATTTGACCTTGTTTACTGTTATGGTTTGCTGTATCATGTGGGTGATCCAGATCGAGTTCTAGCCATGTTGGCCAAGATCTGCACCGGACAGATCATGCTAGAGCTGTTTGTAAACACGGATCAGGATGAGACCCTGTATCTCGTCAGTGATCCGGCCGTGAATGATCAGAGCACTGTGGGCCGAGCTTGCCGCCCTAGCCGATCTTGGATACTCGGACGCCTCAAGCGTTACTGGGGACATGGCTATATAACAACCACTCAACCCAATCATCCTGAATTTCCTTTAGATTGGGGTAAACAAACACACTTAAATACCAGGGCGGTGTTTGTGGGTAGCCGCACTGCATTACCGAATCTCACACTGAGATCCGAAATTTCGCAGGTGCAGCCACTTTATATCAAGGACGAAAAATGAACAAAAAAATATTGGTTTGCGGAGCAGGAGGATTCATCGGTGGACACCTTGTGAGCAGTTTGAAAAAGCAAGGTCATTACGTGATTGGTGCTGATATCAAACAGCACGAATACCGCGACACAGATGCCGATGAGTTCCATGTAATGGATCTGCGTGAGCAGGCTAATGTAAGGAAACTTATCGCCGCTGATATCGACACAGTTTACCAGCTGGCCGCGGACATGGGTGGTGCCGGCTATATCTTCACCGGTGAAAACGATGCCGACATCATGCACAATAGTGCCATGATCAATCTCAACATCGCGGAAGAAATGGTGAAAAAAGGTGTGCTGAATGTGTTCTACACTTCGTCAGCCTGCATGTATCCGGCCTACAATCAGCTGGATCCTGATAATCCACTCCTTAGCGAAGCATCTGCTTATCCTGCTGAACCTGATTCAGAGTATGGCTGGGAGAAACTTTTTTCAGAACGCCTGTGGATGAGTTTCGGTCGCAACTATGGTCTTCGTGTGAGGATAGCAAGATTGCACAATGTTTTCGGTCCTCTAGGTTCCTGGAACAACGGCAAAGAAAAAGCTCCGGCTGCGCTGTGCAGGAAAGTAGCAGAGAGCACCGGTACAGTAGAGGTATGGGGTCCGGGCAACCAAACTCGCAGCTTTCTTTATATCGACGAATGCATCGAAGGCATCCATCGTATCCAGGCCTCCAATTGCGATCATCCCTTGAATCTGGGTTCGGAGAGGATGATCTCTATAAACGATCTGGTCCAACTGATATCGACTATCGCTGCTAAACCTGTTACAATAAAGAACATACCCGGTCCACAGGGCGTGATGGGGCGCAACAGCCACAATGAATTGATCCAAAGCACAATCGGTTGGGCACCTGCTGACAATCTCGAACTGGGACTCCGACAAACCTATGATTGGATCGCTGATATGGTACAATCTGGAACTCTAGATAAGGCCGCATGAAAAAAATCTATGTGAGTTGGAACGATGTGCAGCGCCAAGTGCAAGAGCTAGTGCGCCAGATGTGGCACGATCGCTGGGTACCGGATTATGTGGTGGGTATTACCAGAGGTGGACTCACACCAGCCAATCTCATCAGCCAGTATCTAGATGTGCCCATGCACGCACTCAAAGTGAGCTTGAGAGATGGCAATGAAGATTGCGAAAGCAATTTGTGGATGCAGGAAGATGCTGCCGGTCTCAAAAACATCTTGATCGTCGACGACATCAACGATAGCGGTGCCACTTTTAACTGGATCCGCAAGGATTGGGACATCGCAGAGCGTTGGGGCAATAATGTTCGTGTGGCAGTGCTGTATGACAACGAAAGCAGTAACAGCATCCATACTCCTGATTACTCAGCAGAAAACATCAACAAGGCCTCTGATCCCCAGTGGATCGTATTTCCCTGGGAGGAATGGTGGAGGCGCTGGAATCCAGAGGAGCAACATCAATGAGTGATATATTGAACGATCAACGCAAATTCATGCGGGCTTGCGGACAGATCACGGATGAATATGCGGAATCGCAGTACCAAATGTACTGCAATCTCATCACGGAAGAAGTGCAGGAACTACAGGATGCACTGGAGGACCGAGACACTGTGGAACAGCTAGATGCTTTGATTGACCTCTTGGTAGTCACAGCCGGCGCCTTGCACAGCCTTGGTGTGGATGTTGATGGCGCCTGGAAAGAGGTCATGCGAAGCAATTTTGACAAAGTAGATCCGCGCACAGGTCGCGTGACCAAGCGAGAAGACGGCAAGGTACTTAAACCTGCGAACTGGGAACCACCCAGGCTGCAAGACTTTGTAAGACGTTCTTCTATCACTAAGTGAACACCAACAAAAAGTACCGATCACCGTTGGATCCTGTTTTCCAGGAGTCAGAGTGACAAAGATTGTGGGATTTGGTGACAGTTTTGTTTATGGCAATGAACTGTGTGATAACCATGACGGTCATCGAGCTTGGCCCGGTTTGGTAGCTCAATCATTGGGTTGCAAATATGAAACAAAAGCACTGGCCGGCTGTGGCAATGAACATATAGCGCAGCAGATTTACAGTTATTTCAGCGATCATTCCACGCAGGACACATTGGCAGTGATCAATTGGACATGGTCTATGCGATGGGATTTTTATCTTACAGATCTGTCTCAATGGATCGCATTGGGACCTACTTGTGTACCAAGCAAAATAGAGAATTTAGTTGGTCTACAGCAGGCCCAGCAGTTGATAGCATTTTATAATGATCACATTGGACGTAGCGATATCTGGAACAAGTTCAGGAGTTTGCAAGCTATCTACGCCGCGCAATGTTGGATGAAAAAATACGGTGTCAATTCCATCCAGACCTTTATGGATCGATCCATGTTGGCAATCTTTTGTGGTAATAGATTGGATCATTATGATGCATACAAAGATCCCGATTGGCCAATGATCGATACTGAAGAGCAGATACCTACTCTGCCCATGTATATCCAGGAGGAGATAGCTCAGGATTATGAAAAAACACAAGTTCCCCGGTATATACAAACATTGCAGAGTGAGATCAGGCCCACTCTTGAAACTTTTGAAGGTCTTACTTTTTTGGAATGGAGTCATCATAATCAGTTCCCTGTGACTGAATTACTGCATCCATTGGAAGAGGCACATCTAGCCGCCAGTGCCTTATGGCAACATCGGTACGCCAAGGCATTAGGTATCACCAATGATTGATTTTGAGCAACAAAAACAATTGAAAACCATGATAGGCAGGAAAGATTATCAGCGATTCGCTGGGCCAGACTGGCCCAGCTATGAAGAAATCATCAATGGTGATCTTGGTTCCAATCCGGCTATCGCGATAGAAGTCAAAGACTTTGTCCGGATGATGGCAGAAAACTATCAAACACAAGTTTTGCAAGGAGATCAATTGGCTTTGGCCAATCAGCGCCGCCAAAGGCAGATATTTTTTGATAAAAAATACACAGGCTCGCACTGCCGAGTACCTTGGAACACCATGGGTATAAATGCAAATGGTGATGTGTTCATTTGCCACAGTCCAAGCTGGATACCAAAATTTGTGGGTAATCTGCAGCAAACGACCAGCATTTACGACTTGCTTAACAATGACTTGTGTCTGAGTATTCGCCAAGAGATCCTTGAAGGAAGATACACATATTGTAACAATCATATCTGTGGTTTTTTTTCTCCCATACCCACTGATGAATACCAGTCTCAAGGTCCAGAGATTCAACCTGCTCGATTATACAGGCGTCCGGAACTGTATATAGATCGTATACCTTCTCACATAATTTTGGATTTTGATGCTACTTGCAACTTCCGATGCCCCAGTTGCCGAACTGAATTGATCAACAACAACAAAAATCATGTGATGCGGGCTGTTAACAATCGTCTAGTTGGGCTTATCAAACACATGATCATTGATCAAATCACAGAGCATCCAGTTTGCATACGGTGGTGTGGAGGAGAACCTTTTATCAGTGATGTGTATCTGGATCTTTTACAATACATAGCATCCTCGGACAAAAAATCCATGATATCGCATCATATCCAGACCAATGGCAGCTATCTGAAAAAAAAATCTGATTTAGTGCTCTCGCTATTGCCAACGATCAGTCAAATGCGTGTGAGTTTTGATGCTGCCACCGCTGACACCTATCACAAAGTTCGTGTCGGCGGTAAATGGAACCAATTGCTGGAAAATGTGCGGTGGTTGCGCCAACAAATTGATCAGTATGCACCAAGATGCCAACTCTTTGCAGATTATGTGGTACAGTTGGATAACTACCAAGAGATTCCCATGTTTGTGACTTTATGCAAAGAACTGGATATCAAACATATCAATTGGCAAAAAATGTGGAATTGGGGTACCTGGTCACAAGAAGAATTTGATCGGAAAAATATTTACAATCCAACACATCCTCTTTACGCAGATCTAGTCAAACAGTTCAAAGAGATAAACTATTCTATGAGCCTAATATGACAATTAAGCCCTTGCGTGATGATCTCATGGTGCAACAGCAGTTGCCCGGAATCACTCGATCAGAACTGATCTGGCAGCACATGGTGGCCGTGATCATGCTGAACCAGACTGGTCGCAAACCTGTGAAAACGGTGCTGCCCTTATTCCTGTCTCATTGGCCCAATGCTTTGTTTTTCCGGCGCGCCCAGGAGCAGGACATCAAGGATGTGATCTGGCCTCTGGGCATGGTCAATGTGCGGTGCAAACGCCTTCAAAGGATGACTGAAGATTTCTTGACTTGGGATCAGCAAGATGCTACAATGTTGTATGGTATCGGCAAGTATGGGTCAGATTCATACGAAATCTTTTTCAAAGGCAATTATACCATCAAACCCACAGACAAAGAATTGAAACGATATTTGCAGGAAGAAATTTTCATTACCGCCTAAATAATCTCATGGAAAAAATAACCTATACTGAAATATTTTACAGCCTTCAGGGCGAAGGCAAGTGGGCCGGCGTGCCCTCGATATTCTTTCGCACGTTTGGTTGCAACTTCCGCTGCCGCAAGTTTGGACGATCCAGAGACGAGCGGATCGAAGGTCATAATCCCGAAGTGACAGAAATCATCCAGATGGTAGAGAAGGATCCGGGCCGTTATCAAGAATTCAAGGATTTACCCTTGGTCACAACAGGTTGCGATACCTACGCATCTATCTATCCCGAGTTCAAACGATTCAACCAACAGGAAGATGTTTATACTATCGCGGATCGAATCAATGATTTGTTACCCAATGGAACCTGGAATCAAGACTTCAGCGACCAGATACATTTCATCATCACCGGTGGCGAACCTTTGCTGGGCTATCAGCAACTGTATCCTACCTTGCTGGATCTACTAAGGAAGAAGGGCTTGCGTGATGTCACCATCGAGACCAATGGCAGCCAGTTCTTGTACAGCCAGGTGCGTGATTATCTGTTTGAAGATTTCACCCGCATGGGTCGTGATTATGATCGGCTCACTTTTTCTGTTAGCCCCAAACTGCCCTGCTCGGGAGAGAGCTGGGAGAATGCGATTCAGCCCAAGGTTGTGAAAGAATATGAACTGGTGGGTTCGACCTATCTCAAGTTCGTGGTGGCCACACGGCAGGATGTGGAGGATGCAGAACGTGCTGTGGCAGAATATAGAGATGCCGGATTTGGTGGTCCCATATATCTCATGCCCGCGGGCGGTGTTCCACAGGTGTACAATCTCAATGTGCAGGAAGTGGCAAATCTAGCACTCGAAAGAGGGTGGCGCTACAGCCCCAGACTTCAGGTCGATATTTACAAGAACGAGTGGGGAACATAATAGGCAAACCATGCTATACGAACAAAAAATCAAAGATGCTGGATATAACCTCATAACAACATGGGGCACCTGATGTGGCCACAGGCAGCGATCAGCACTGACATAATGTGGATGTTGGCTACGCAAGATGATTTTGAGCGCCGGGCACGATTTGAGTACAGTTGGAGCTTGTGGCCTCGGCGCTGTTATCGTAGCCAGCGCTGGGTGTGGGGTCTTGCCATTGAGGCATCGGCCGTGTGGACTGGTCCTGGGGATCCTGTAGTAGACCGACGCTGGCTACATAGAGACGAAGGTGTGATCATGCTGTTGAAAGGAGTAACCAATGGGACTGTTTGATAGATTCAAAAAAAAACCTGCTCGACCCACAGAATCTAAAGAAAAACCCGAAAAGGTAAAAAAATCTGCCAAAGAGCTGGCCACGGAAAAAGGTGAGCCTTATGTGGCCATCCTTGGTATGGAGGTAGATCCAGAAAATCTGCATCAGGGCAGTTTCGAACTGGACTGGAACTCCATTTTCGTCACGAGGCTGGTGCGGGCAGGATACATGATGAAAGAAACTGATACAGATGCGGACATCGTGGATCGCTGGTTCCAGAATGTGTGCCGCCATGTAGTGATGGAAACCTGGGAGCAGGAAGAAGCAATGAACCCGCAGACACGGTTTATCCGAAGCCGAGATCTTGGAGGCGGGCGCACCGAACACTCATGATAACGGAACAGCAGAGAGAAGTTCTAGTGATCACCCAAGAAGAAGCCGCCGAAGTGATCCAGGAAATATCCAAAGTTTTCCGATTCGGTATAGATGCCCTCCACAGAGATGGAATGAGTCACAGAGCAAAACTCGAGACGGAAATTGGAGATCTCTTGTGCATGATAGATCTAATGGTGGATCATAGATTGGTAGATCCCACACAGATCGAGATAGCGAAACAAAACAAAGTCCACAAACTGCGGCAATATAGTGATATTTTCCAATGATATTCAATCACATCAAAGATCTCAAACAGCAGGGCAAGACAGTGGGCATCACGTTCAGCACCTTCGACCTCTTCCATGCAGGTCACATAGCCATGCTGGCCGAAGCAAAAAATCATTGCGATTATCTCATCGCCGCGTTACAAACAGATCCTACGCTGGATCGACCAGATACAAAGAATCATCCGGTGCAGACCATAGTAGAGCGGCAGATCCAACTGGCCGCTTGCCGTTATGTAGACGAGATTGTGGTTTACAGCACAGAGCAAGATCTCAGAGATCTCTTGTTGATCCTTCCCGTCGATGTGCGTGTTCTGGGCATAGAGTATCAAGGAACCAACTTCAGCGGCTTGGCCGAGTGCGAAAAACGCGGCATCGATATCATTTACAATGCCCGGGATCACAGTTTTAGTAGCAGTGGTCTGAGACAACGAGTGGCTGCCGCAGAAGAGACCAAGGCCATGCTCGCCCGAGCTGCTCCAGTAGGTAGTGACGATAGCCCTACACTCAGCCACCGATGATCTTGTATGTCAACGGCGATAGCCACACCGCGGCAGCAGAGGCTGCGAATCAGCATGCCTTCGCAGAAGATGATCCACTGCTGGTTTATCTTGGCCGCGTAGCTCATCCCGCCAATTTGGCAGTGAGCTGGGGGCGCGTGCTGGCTGATACTATCAAAGCCACGTTCAAATGCGATGCGGAATCAGCCAGCAGCAACAGCCGTATCATCCGCACCGCACGGGCCTGGGCTGAAGCTCACGTTGGCCGCAGAGATCACATCATGATCATACAATGGAGCACCTGGGAACGCGAAGAATGGCTCATAGATGGCACATATTATCAGGTCAATGCTTCAGGGCAGGACGCAATACCGGAATCGCATGAAACACGCTATCGCGAGTTTGTGGCCAATATCGATTGGAATCAACGACAGGTCCAGGCTCACGATGATATCTGGAGGTTCCATCGGGAGCTCCAAGACTTGGGCATAACACATGTTTTTTTCAATGGTAACTCATGGTTCGATTTCAAATTGAAATCGAACCGACGAGAGTGGGGAGCCAGTTATATCGGACCCTACGATCGGAACAGTACCTATGATCAGTGGCTCAAACACCACGGTTTTCATACAGTAGCACCCAATTCCTGGCATTTTGGTGCGGCAGCTCATGCGGCCTGGAGCCGTTTTGTGTTACAATACTGTATCGATAACCGGATGATATAACCATGCGATATGTACTGATAGACACTGCCAACATGTTTTTCCGAGCACGCCATGTAGCTTTCCGTGCCGCAGATACCTGGGAAAAGGTAGGCTACGCCCTGCACATCACCCTGAGCGCTGTGAACAAGGTGGCACGCAGGTTTGAAGCTGACCATGTGGTATTCGCGCTGGAGGGACGATCATGGCGCAAGGACTATTACGAACCATATAAAAAGAATCGTGCTGCGGCGCGGGCCGCACAGACAGAATCAGAACAGGAAGAGGATCGTGTGTTCTGGGAAACTTATGATGCCTTTACTAAATACTTGGCTGAACAGACCAACTGCTCAGTGATCCGACACGAGGCGGCAGAAGCAGACGATATCATAGCTCGCTGGATCGCATTACATCCCCAAGACCATCATACCATAGTTTCAAGCGACACAGATTTCGTGCAGTTAATCGCGGGCAACGTGGATCAGTACAATGGGATCACTGATGAACTGATCACAGCACAGGGCATACTTGATGCCAAGGGACGCGCAGTAGTAGATAAAAAAACCAAAGAGTATAAAAAAATTCCAGATCCGGAATGGTTGTTGTTTGAAAAATGCATGCGTGGTGATGCATCTGACAATGTGTTTTCTGCCTACCCGGGGGTAAGGACTCGTGGTACCAAGAACAAAGTAGGGCTGGAGGAGGCTTTCCAAGACAGGACCAGCCGAGGATATGCCTGGAACAACCTGATGTTGCAACGATGGATCGATCACAATGGTCAGGAACACCGTGTGCTGGATGACTACAATCGCAACCGTAGCCTGATCGATCTCAGGGCACAGCCAGACTCTGTGAAGGCCTATGTAGATGAGGCGATCCGTGATCAGATCAGCCATCGAGACATCGGTCAGGTGGGGGTGAGATTCATGCGTTTCTGTGGGAAGTATGAGCTGACCAAGGCATCTGAATCCGCGGAACAGTATGCTGCCTGGTTGAATCAAACTTATCAAGGAGTGTTAGATGATAGTAGCCAAAACAGTGATACCAAACCAATACTGGATCCTGCAACAGGATGATCGCAAGATCGGCAACATCGAAGCCGCAGCCGATGGTTTTACCGTGGTCATCAATGGAAGCCAACAGAAGTTCAAGACACTACGGACCATCCGCAACAAGGTCAGCATAGATTTCCAAAATCTACCTAGATCTCAGACCCCAAACAAAAGCAACACTGTGCTGGGATATCCCACTGGTGCGGTGCCTTACAATGGTGTGTTCAATGTGCCGCATCAGGTACCTCTGTGGACGCGTGAACCTAGATCCAAATCATGGTATGCAGCTGGGTGGTATCTCATACGGCAGGGTCGGGCCTGGCATCCAGAGTTCTGTCCCAAGATGATCATGCTAAATCGCAATGAGTTTGCAGGTCCGTTCTACACTCAAGAGGAGGCTATGGCTCATGAGCCTTCATATCAACAGATTTATTGATCGCGTGCGCAGTGCGGAACATCGGAGCCAGAGAGACTTTGTGATGACCATGGCCGAAGCCAGAGATCTGCAGGCCGACTTGGCCAAACTGCTGTTGGCTTTGCACATGGCGAGCCAGACCACGCAGACCGACAGCACTACCACGGTGGAGATCGACGGCGGTGCATTTTAAAACTACATAGATTATGATAAATAAACGTATGGAAATTCAGGCATACGTTTATAAATGGATCCACATTCCAACTATGAAATGGTATATTGGATCACGCACAGCAAAAAAATCTCATGTCAATGATGGTTACATTGCATCTAGTAAAATCGTGCTAGAAATGTACAATCAGAATCCAACAGATTGGACAAGAGAAATTATTGCTGTCGGAGAGCCTGCGGCCATGCGACTGCTAGAATTTCAAATCCTGCATTCCTTAGATGCAAAAAATAATCCAATGAGTTTCAATCTCCATAACGGTGATGGCAAATTCACTACTGCCGGAAAAAATGATTCTCAGGAAACAAGATTGAAAAAGAAAATCGCGCACACAGGTAAACACCTCGGCGAAAAAAATAATTTCTATGGCAAAAGACATTCGATAGAATCAATCGAAAAATCTAAACGTGTAGGCCCCCAAAATGGCCTGTATGGAAAATTTGGGGCTAACCACCCTAAATTTGGAACCAAATTGACAGACGCCACAAAAGAACTTATGAGAATCTGCAAGTCTGGGGATAATCACTGGAGCAGAGATCCCAAATTTAAATGGTCTTGTCCTCATTGTGGAAAAACAGGAACAGTAACATCAAACTATAATCGTTGGCACGGTGATCGTTGTAAAAAAGGAACATTCAATGAGTCGTCCTAAACCAACGGTTCTTGTTGAAGTAACAAACAAGATAACATATAAAACTGAACAAGTGCTGAAGGCAGATGGCATTTATGCTGTGTTTTTTGATGGTTGCCCTATCAATCTCAAAACTGCCAATCTCCTGGTGCAATACCCCGGACCCAAGTACAAGAAAGTGTCGTTCTCCAATGCGGGCCACGCACGCAATCTAGCACGCAAACTCAACACACAGTTCCGTACCGACAAATTCACCGTGGTACTGCTCACGCAAGGGGATCAAGTGTACCCCGATGCCGGATCGCAGACTTGAAATCGTCCAGCGGCTGATGCCGCAGATTCCCATGGAATATCAGCAGAGCATAGAGTCCGCTATGCGCACCTGGTGGGCCAATATCCGCAGAGATGGTGGCATGCGCTTGACCGATCTGGGTTACCAGATCATGCATGATGTCCTGCGTTTGGAGAGCTGGGAACTGGATCTCCGAGATCGAGATCACACTGTCTTTACCAAACGGCTCATAGTGGATCTGGATCGCAAACTGGAATGGCCCTACTACATCGAGGTCAGCATGAAACGCAAACGCCGGCGCATGGTTTTTTTCGGCAGCCGAGAAGCCATGATGGCCACCATGTATGGAGATCTCAAACAGTGGCTGGCGAGCATAGATTGACCAATAAATGCGTCTCCTATATGCTAGAATTCAGTGCAGTGATCTGCAACAAAAATCATTAGTAAGTGCTTGCTAACATAGCGATCCAGCGGCGGTTGACCAAAAATGGCATTTTTGGTACAATACTAGTATGGACACTAAAAAAACACCCCGTAAAAAGCGAACAGATCGCACACACATCGTGTACAAGATCCAGTCCGGCACGGACTTTTATATCGGCGTCACTGCCAAGACTGAGTCAACCGTGCTGAAATCGGTGCGGGTACGCATGAACAAACATCTGTATCGTAGCCGCACCGAAGACAAGAGCTGGGCCCTGTATGAAGCACTCCGTGATCGTGGTCCGGGTGCGTTCGCCTATGGCATCGTGGCCGTGGTGCGTGGCAAGACTGAAGCGCACCAACTCGAGCGTGCCTTGATCCGTGAACTGCGACCAAACCTAAATACTGATACTCGTGAGAGGAAAGCGGCGTGACCATCATCGTCGTGCTCGCCACCGCGCCAGACCTGGATGTCGCCGAACGGCTGGCACAAGATGTGCTGGAGCGGCGTTTGGTGGCCTGTGTGACGATCCTGCCTGGTGCCCGGAGCCACTACTGGTGGCAGGAACGGTTGGAGACGGCAGAAGAAGCGCAGATAGTCATGAAGACCACCCAGGACCGTTGGGCACGGCTCGAAG